ATACTCACAATTTACATAAGCATCCCCTATATCAGGAACACTATTTACAACTTTTAGTAATACTACTTTAGTAGATGCTTTTTCACCTACTTGATAGTTTTGTATTTGTAGGATTCTCCAATAACAATCCTTAACAAAAATTTCATCACTAAATCTAAAATTAAATATATCTACTTCATTTAAGTTAAAATAACATTCCATTATCCTAGCATCACCACTATAGATAGATTCTAAAAAGTTTCTCCAATATCTAAAATACAGACTATTCTTTTGCCAACTATCACCTGCTGTAGTCCATTGGAATATATCTAAATCACCACATTGAGGAGGTGCAAAATTCCATAATAAACTCTTATTATTAGGAGTTAATTCATATTGATAAGTTTCTGCTGCTTCATTAGTATCTATATCATAAGGTGTACATACAGGATAGCTAGTAAAACTATTAGCAGTTATAACACTTGTGTCAGGGTTAACTTCGTGTAGATATATGGTTTTAGTGGTAGCATTTTTTTTAATTGTAGTTGTTTCTCCGTGGTAATAAAATAACTTCGGATTAGTTTCTTCTAATGCAGGTTCTATTCCGTCATCAGTTTGGTCATAGCTTATTTCATATTGTACTGCTACGTTAGTTAATTCTGTTCCTGCATTTATATCAGCATTTTTAAATACTTTCTGATTTATAAAAGGTGAAAAGATAGGATTGTTTTTTAATTCTCCTGTAGCAAAATCATTATTTATATTATTATTGTAGTATTTACCATAAACATTTAAAGAAGGTGCTTCTTCTTTAATAGATTTGTTCATTACATCAACATCTTCTAAATCACTTAAATTAATAATACTTTTCTGTAAAGTAGTAGTATCTTTAATTACTATCTCTTTTAATAAATCTTGTTTTTTAGTCCAATCTACAATCAATCCTCTTGATAAGTAAAAGTCGTAAGTTTCTATGAGTATATTTGAAGCATTATCAGGGTCTGCTATAAGCACAAGGTTAAACCTTTCTATTATATCTTTTAAAAATGCTTTCTGTGTGAGTTCAGGGTCTATACATTGTGGAATTAAAACTTCTTTTCCTATTTGTGTATTATTATAAGGTAACCAATCTGATTTTATTCTGCTTGTTGGATTTACTAAACCCGATAAACCTTGCAAACCTACAAAAGGATCACTACCCCCTGCATCACTTAATTTACACATAGCAGGGGCAACAAATTTAAATTTAACAGAAGCACCTGGAGGAACATTAGTTAAATCAGCATAAGCAATCCAAGGTGTAGACTCACCTGCAAAAGTAGAATCAATATAGAAAGTTGTAATTGAATATACTATATTAGTATTTAATGATGATACTGTTTTTAATTGAATTGGTATAGAAGATGAATTTGTTCCTGATACTTTAGCGTTTCTTGCTATTGCTATTGATTGTAGCTGCGCCCAATTCATTGTTTCGCTTATCTTTTTTAAACTATTATTATCTTCATCCCAAACATTTGAATTATCATCTACATCTGTACCACATATAAAAAAGGGTTCATCTTCAGGGGGTTCAGCAGAACCACAAGCAGCAGTAGCATTAAAAGTATAATTAAAACCATCTTGTGCAGATGTGTCTTTAGCTTCAACATAACCTCCTGGTGCAGTTCCTAAAGTAATAGCAGTAGGTAAGTATGATGTAGGCAATTTATTTCCTGTAGTCATATATATCTTACCAAAATATTTATCTGCAGCAAAGTCACCTGTTCCATCAATAAAGTCAGATGTATAAGAGAACCCTGCTCTAGCTAGTATAAATTTAAATAATGTTCTTATTTGTATAGCAGGTCTTAACTGTGTCATCCTAACCATAAACTGTGCTGCACTTGCATATCCGTTTTGTGTTTGCCAAGCATTTGCACCTGCAGGAATATATTCTGCAATATCAGCATCTGACATATCTAGATATTTCTTACTTCCTTCTTCAAAAAAGAAATCAGATTCTGTAACTGATAAAGGGTACATAACCTTTTGAACATCAAAGTCAGTATCTCTTAATGATATTCCTGATGTATTAGTAAAACTAGATGATGTACCATTCCAAGAGTTTTGTATGTTTGTTTTAGTGAAATTGTGGTTTAATTCATTACTATAATTTCCGTTTTCATCTTTAAAAACATCTTTTAATTTCTTTTCGCCTATAACACTAAATAAGTCTGCTGTATTGCTCATTAGTATAACCTCGTAATATTCAGCTTTTTTATATATTGCTTTTAATTGAATATATCCCTCAAATTGAGGTACTGTACCTACAAATAATACAGCACTAAATTTTCTTTTTGTAGTAAAAACTAATGTGCTTAAGTTTACATTATACCAATTTTGAAAAAATTTATTATTGGCATCTGTAAAGGGTAATTTAAATGTTTGAGTATAACTACCTTTTCTTGTTTCAGGTTCTTTAATATCTGAAAATTGAAAGTTAATAGAGATATTAGGTGCTTCTTGTAATTCTAATTCATAAGCATTTTCAGGATAATAATATAATTGGTCATCATCACTTAAAGCAACATCTAAACTAAATAAAGTTATTTGTGTTGCACTATCTACAGATTTAATAACTCCATAAACAGTTCCTTGAGAATCTACTAAAGTTGCTCTACCTGCATTTACATAATTATTATCTAATACAGTTGTTGCACTTGCACCATCAACAGCAATACTAATAGCACTTGCTGAAACAGCATATCCTGAACCATTATTAATATAAATACCTGAAGCTGTTAAAGTAGGTCTATAAGTAACTAATCTTACGTTCATTATGAATTTGTATTTTCTGGGTTAGCGTATTCTATCTGTATTGTGTATTGTATTTTAATACCATCATTAGCAGTTGTTTTTTTAACAAAGCTAGTATCTTTAATCATTACAGGTACAGTATATGTAGTAAAGTCATTTTGTATAATTTGAACATTTGTAGACTTCATTAGGTTTTCTAATAATACGGCATCTAGTTCACTTATCCAATCTGTGTTTAATGTTTCAGAAATCATAGCTGTAGTCTTTCTAGTTTTTTTACCACCATCAAAATTATTGTAGCTATAAGTAGCAGAACTATAATCACCTAACATAACTTCGTAATTATCTCTTTCTACTTTTAATGTCTGGGTTGACTTCTTTTTAAAATTAAAGTAATCCCAACAACCTACGCTATTGATCCAACCTAATCTCCTAATATCATATCCTTTACAGTTGTCATCATCTAATACAAAGTGGTACGTGGCACCCATAGCATCCCCTCCTGACTTAATTGGCTGTATAGTATAGCGTACCCACCCTGAATATCCTGAATCACTTGGTCTAGCTTGTGTATTTACAGATTGTGCTTCTAGGTTTGCAGGACCACAACCAAAATATATTAATCTTTCACTATTTGTATTTACTTCGCTACTTGTTTCAGGATTTGCTCCACCATTAGTATTATTGTTTTCTATATTTTCTGATGTATCTCCACCACTTGAGGTTAGATTAACACCTGCTGCATTATAATATCTAATTTTAAAATATCTTGCTTCACTATCAAAATCATCTTTACCATTTAGAAATCCTACTGTATGATAATCTGTTGTTCTAATTACATTTACATACCCTGTAACATCACCTATACTATTATATCCTGATTGAACATCACTTAATAATCTTTTATCACTACCTTTTAATTTAAAAGTTTCAAAAGCATCAGTCTGTAAATATGTAGTACCTCTAGTAGTATTTAAATCTAAACTAGCAGGTATATAAAATAAAGTATCATTTACACTTGTTGAAGTTACTTCTGCAGGTGAGGCAGTAGCAGATTCAGAATATTCTTGATATGCTTTTACATATATTGCAATTAATTGTGTAGTATTTTGACTATAAGGTTTAGCAGCATTATTAGAACCAAGTGTGTGTATACTACTTTTAACAACATTAAAATCAAATACTTGTGTTTCTAATTGAGTGTTTACAATATCTCTGACATCAAATACAGCAGCAACATTTGTTGTTGATGTACTACTAGGACTTTTCTTTTGTTTTAATTTACCTAATAAAGTTCCTGTTGCATCTGTTAATCTAATTTCTAAAATAAATTTAAAATAAAATAAATCAGTTATATTAGTTTGTTTTACTGCATAAGGTATAATCGGTGTCCAATTAGTAATAACAGGTCTTTTTTCTGTATCTAGTATAGGATATTGTTCAAATGTTATATTTCCTAAAGGCATATTTTAATCTTTTAATAGTTCTTTTAATTCTGTTTCTAAATCATTAGCAAATGCTTCTAATATTTTCTTTTCTTGTTTTTTTAATTGTGTTGTAAAAGGTCTTGTAAAGAATTGTGTTCTTTCTAGTCCTCTTTGATATATTGCTCGTTGTAACAAAAACCCAAAACTTTCATTTGTAATAAAGCGACCTTTTTTATTTCTTCCTTTTAATGGTTTGTTTTTTATCCATTGTATTAATGGTTGTCTTGGTGGCATTTTACTACCAAATTTAAAAGGACTTCCTTGTCCTCTCATTTTACCACTACCTTTATATCCACCTGCACCTCTTACACCTTCATCTACAAATTGCCAATAATCCTCTGCTCTACCAAACTCAAATTCTAGTGTTACATTATCTTTACCACTTGTAACTAAATAATCAAATTGATTATATAAAGTATTTTGGCTTGTTGTCTTTTTCTTTTGTTTAAGAATACCACGACCTTCCTTGATAACATTTCCTCCAAGTTTCTGTAATGCTTGTATAGTATTTTTAAATTCCATTATGAATTAGGAGCTACAGGAACAATACAAAGATTGTTAGGATTATTTACTTCCATACTAATAGTAGCTGACCATCCTGTCAGAAGATTGTTAAATCTAGCTGTAAATGGTTCTGCTGATATTGGTAATTCTAAAACTACTTCACCATCTACCCAACTTGTAGAATATAAACTTCTATGAAATTCACTTATAACATCCTGTAAGATATTTAGGTTTTCACTTAATGTATCTACTCTGCTTAATCTTTCTTTATTTGGTGCATCTCCTATTTCATCATTAATCATATCTAATACATATATTGTAAAAGAATAAGTCATAACACCTTTGTCTATTGTAGCTGTTCCTGGTTCTGCATATAAGATAACGTAATCAGTAGCACCTAATTTATTTATATCTACTTCATCCATAAAGCCAGAATGAAAGCTATTTATTTCATAATGCTTTTCTGCTATTGTTTCTAAATATCCAAGTACGTTTCTAAAACTTATCATAATTATTATTTTGCTTTGCGTTATAATCTTGTGTATATGCTAAATATGTCAATACCTCAAGTATAGGCAATCTAGTTATTTTATCTATGTCTAGTATGCTATTAGATAAACTATAAAGGATATTATACCAACCCCATTTGGATAGCATACTTACACCTTTTGTCGTTTCGTTTCCTGTGCTTGTAAATAGCTGTGCGAAATCTTCGCCAATCTTTCTCCTAAAGTCAAAAAAAAACCTAAACTATTTAAAGCTATATCCATTGGACAGTCTTTAAATAATTCTTCTTTAAATTCATCAGGATTATAGCTTTCTATTGCATACCTTTCTCCTCTTTTAAATGAAATAGGTCTATATAAAATACTCATTATAATATGTAAGTTTTCAACAGGTTCTTTACAATATGTTTCAAGGTCTATATATTCTCCTGTTGTTATATTGCTTAAATTAGGACAAAAACCATATTCCTGTTTTTTAAACATAAATATCTTTCTAAATTCTTCTTTAGCAGGTTCAGTATCTATTAGCTTTTTAATTATACCCATTATCTCTAATAAGTCCTTGTAAGCCATTTTCTTTACTATAAATGGAGTAGTACCACATAATAAAGCTAAACTCTTTATAACCTTGCTTTTCTCACTTCCTTTGCCTTCTTGTATCTTTACATATTTCTGATAAGTTTCTATCGTTATATCCGACCACTTATCAGGTATTGTTAATTTGACCTCTTTCATTACTAATAAATATAAATTGTGTTTATTTGTTTTTTATTACATTATATAGTATTTACCACTATGATTAATACTTAATTTATTTAAACAAAGATACCTAGTTGCATCAATTAAATGGTCATTAACTTTTACAGGTGTATTTAATACATCACCATTTTTATCTGTTGCCCATTTATAACCTCTAAATTCTTTGATTGCATTTAAACTATCTTTAGTTATATGTAGTTTATATCTTCTCATTATATCAATACCTAAATGTATTCCTGCACCTTTTTTAGCAGGTTTTATATTGAATCCTGAACGATATACCTCCTCAATACTTTTTGGTTCTGCTGAATCTGCAATAATTTCTGATTGTCTATCTATTCTAAATTCTTTTAGTTTATTAGCTAAATCAGTATTGGTTAATCTCTTTTCATATAACATCTCTTTGATATATAAATTATCATCAGATTGATATACTGCAACCAGAGCAGATGGTGAATTAGTAAATCCAAAGTCTAACCCATAACCAATTAATTTTCCTTGCACTTCATCTACTAGATTAAAGTTTCTGAATATCATTGTTTGAACAGAACCAATTTCACCTAATCCATACACTTGCCAATAGTCAGGGTCTAGGTCTTTTAATCTTTCAATTTCTGCTACAGTATCTTCATCTAAAAAAGGATTAGCTAAATATGTTGATTTAATAAAGGTGCAATCATCACGAACTACTACTTTATCATATATCCAAGAATAGGGATCAGAAGGATTATAATCTAAATATATTTTATCTGTGGTTCTTAATACTAACTGTTGCCAATCTTCATAAGTAAATTCGTTGGCTTCATTTAGCCATAGATAATTACGCTTTCTCCCTCTAATCTTTTGTGGTTGGTCTACAGAAATAAACTCTAATAAATTTCCGTTAAGCTGATAAGATAGTTCTGATTTATTATGGTTAGCTTCATTATATAAATCTAATTCTTTTAAGATTTGTAAAACATCTCTATAGGCTGTTCCTTTAAGAGCAGGTAAGGTTTTTCTACATATTGTAAATACTTTTCCTGTATCTTCTAGGCATTTAACAATAAACAACTGACAAAGCGAATAGGTCTTACTAGAACGCGTACCCCCCTGTAAGCACGTTATTCTAGTTTTAGACCCATACGCCTTATGAAATACATTTGTTGTTTTAATCTTTGCCTGTGTCAATAACTTCAATTTTAAGTTCTGTTAAAGGTTTATCACCACTTGTAATATCTAGCTTTTCTGCATAACCTCTATCTCTTGCTTTTGATTTTAAATAAAAGATTATACTTGTTTCTTTACCTTTAGATATATTCTTTATTAATTCGCCTTCTACATAATCTATCTGTGCTTCCTTAATATCTTCTACTGCTTTAGCAAATTCTTCATCTTCTCGCATATACCTGTAGTAGGTGCTTCTGCTTATATTACCTGCTTTTTTACAAGCGTGGTATATTAGGCCTTGCGTTTCTTGTAACGCTTTTAATAGTTTCTCTTTTTTATTGTGTGCCATTTGTATTATTTAATCTGTTATAATTTCTTTTATTAAATGTTCCATTACATCTACTGTTATAGAATTTCCAGCTTGTTTATATAGTTGTGTATTACTTATTCCTATTTCTCTACATTTATCTACAAAAGAATCAGGAAAACCCTGTAACCTAAAACATTCTATTGGTGTCAATCTTCTTATTTTATTAACATATTCTATAGCTTGGTTGTTTCCTGTGTCTAAACAATATGTTGTTCCATCTTCTTTGCTTAAATGTCCTGTCCCCCCTTGTTTTGGATTACCACTTCTAGGGTATAAACTGTGAACTTTAAAACAAGGTGTGTCGCCACCTATTTTAAGTGTTTTACAAACGCTGTTAATATCTATGGGTTGTCTTTCTCTAAAATTACTTTTTTCTATTCCTTTAATCATTTTATCACTTAAAAAATACTTTTCATCTACTTTATTTTCTAATATATCTTTTAACTTTAATTCTAATGGTATTTTTTTAGGAAATTTAAAAGAGTGCTTTTCGTCTCTAAAACCTACTATAAAAACTCTTTCTCTATTTTGTGGTATTCCATAATCTTTAGTATTTAACACCTTATAATAAACATAATAATTTAAACCATCTTCATAATTAGTAAAACTATATTGTCTATTTACTGTCTTTGCTAAACAATCTAAAATAGTCAAAAATGTTCTACCCCCATTATGACTTAACAAACCCTTTACATTTTCTAATATAAAGTATTTCGGTTTTTTAGCTTTTAGATATTGTAACAAATCAAAGAACAATGTTCCTCTGGTGTCCTCAAAACCTTTTCTTTTACCAGCTAATGAAAACGCTTGACAAGGAAAACCAGCAACATACAAATCAACATAGGGTGTTTCGTTGTGGTTTCTTTTAGTAATGTCATCATAAAAGTTTTCGGTTTTGTAATTAGCCAAGTAACTTTGTTTAGCGTATTTATCCACATCACAAGCAAACATTGATTTGTGTTCTATTCCTAATTTTATTAATGCTTGTTCTGGTGAACCAATACCACTAAAATCTGTGCCAATAGTTATCATAGTTTTATTTTAACATCTAAACCTCGTTCATCTAATTCTTTAAATAATTGATTTGCTTTTGCTATGTTATTTTCTTTTATGGTTATAATATATTCATCTTCTTTATCTTCTTCTATCTTGTCTATATTTAAACCTAAATCAATATGCTTAAAACCCCAATCTACTAATTCATCTATATTAAATTCATTAGCTAAAATATCCATATCAAATTCCCCTGTGTTTTTATTTAATCTTATGTTTAATTCTCTTTCTTCTTCTTTACTTAAATCTAATACTACACAATCAATTTCTTTGTGTTTTAATTCCTTGCATATTTTATATCTTTGATGACCACCTATTATTGTAAAATCTTTATTAGTAATAATAGGATCAACTAAACCAAATTTCTCTATTGATTGTTTAAGGTCTTTATACTGCTTTGTGCTTATCTGTCTAGGATTATAAGTTGCAGGTTTTAATTTATTTATTTCTATTAATTCTATATTCATTTATTAAGTTTTTTTTCATATTCTATTCTAGCATATACCTGATGACAAACGTTTTCTAAATGTTTTATTCGGCAGAACATATTAAAAGAACTATCTGATTCTGCTTTTAAATGGCATTCTCTACACAATCCCATCAGGTTTTCTATATAGTCTTTATTCTTACTACCACCCATACCTCTACTTTCTAAATGGTGTATATCTACTGCTCTATCTTGCATACACATCTCACACATAACAAAATCTTGTTCGCCATAATCAAAAAAATCCATATAGATTTTAGTGTGCTTTTTCAACTTTTTTTATTTTATGTAAATAATCACTATGGCAGCTAACTATAAAATTACCATTACAAAAATAACACTTACCTTCTTGTATTAAACTGATTCTAATACAGTTTAAACAAAATCTAAACATTTGACTTTTATTCTTCATTTTTACAACTATTTACATATACCTTCGCTAATTTAGCTAATGTTTCTTTTACACAGCTAGAGCATCCACTAGGTTTTTTATTTGCATTAAATACTTTATTATATAACTTAACCAATATAGCTTGGTCGCTTCCTGTTATTGTTCCACTTTTTAATCTAGGTAATACAGATTCATATATAGATAATTCATCTTCTGTAAATGGTCTAGCATAAGGAAATAATTTATTTAGCTTTTGTTTACGTTCTTCACAACCACAATCATCTCCTAATACCTTTTTTGCAACTTTATCTATTCCTGTTGCTTTTAATACTTTCTCTATACTATCACCTAAACCCTTACTTTGTTTTGTCATCTTTTAATTTTTTTAAAATTTTATTCTTTAATTTACTGTCATCTATTATTTCAAAAACCTTATGAAGAATTAAATTCATTCCTTCTTGTATTTTTTGCATATATATATTTTCTTCACCTAAAAAATAGCTTTTTCCCTTTTCATCTTCAAACCTACAGATATTATGTTTTTTTAAATCTTCAGAATTATATTTTTTTATAGCTCTAATTATTCTACTTTTTTTCATTTATTAAATAATTTTTAACATTACTAATTGCCTTATGTAAAGTGTTTCTATTTATCTTGGTTTCTTTTTGCATTTCATTTAAGCTAAATCCTTCTCTATAATATATACGAAATACTTCTGCATCAAACCAATATAAGTCCTTTAATTTTTCTTCAATCCAAGCTAATCTTTCTTCTACTATTTTTTTATCTTCTATATTTACTTCTACATTATCAGGAGTTATTGCTTCAATTATTCCTGTAACGTGGTATTCATAAAATTTTCTATACTTATAATAATATCTGCTTGTTTTACTATGATACTGATTTAACATTATTCTAATAATATACCATCTCATATCTCCATTATCAATTATCTCATTTATTTTATTTTGGTCACATTTATATAATTCTTCAATTACAAAACTTAATAAATCATCATCCCATTTACCTCCTGTAATATTATAAGCCATATCTTTTAGCTTATTATAATTATCAGTAAGGTAAGAGTTTAGCATATTTTAGTTATTGATGGTATACGTAATTGCTTCATTAAATTATATTCTACGTTTGAAATTTTACTTATATCTATCTCTGCTATGTTTCCAAAAGTGTTATGCAATTTATTATAAATATAACTTTTTATAGATTCATTTTTTTTCAAATCTCGTAAAATAAAACTTTGAGAAGCACCACTATCAAACAAAATTGTAAACAGGTAACTGTTAGTATCTATGTAATCCCAATGTAATCTCTCCCTTCTAGTGTTAAAAAATGTTGGTTTAATTTTCATATTTTATTATTTATATAATTGTCTATTAATTCTAATGCTTCATCTATTCCTTTACATATAGAAGCCATATAACCCCTTTTCTGAAGTTGTTTTATCCATTCTATTTGCTCTACTGTAGGTCTACCTGTTTTAGTCTTTAATTCTATTGCTAATCCTGCATAGATAGTATTATCTATTTTAGCAATTTCGTAGATAAATAAATCAGGAAATCCTTTTTTGTAGCCTGTAGCTTTAGCTTTGATCCTTTGACTAAAATGTACTTGGTATTGTCCACCTAAAGAACCACAATATAAAACACCTTTTAAATCTAGGTATTTACAAACTGCTTTCTGTAATTGATATTCTTTCAAAATAATTTTATTTGTGCTGTTTGTTGTTTTATCCTTTTAATGCTTTTATCATAGTAATATTTATCTATCTCCATTCCCACAAACTCTTTACAACCAAAATAAAAAGAAGCTATAGCACTAGATCCACTTCCTAGATGAGTATCTAAAATTTTAAAATCTTTATCTCCATAATTTTTTAATATCCATTCATATAATTTAACAGGCTTTTGAGTAGGGTGTATCCTTTTTTTATCTATACAAATTATTTTTACAAGTTTAGGAAGTTTATCCTCTGAATACCACGCAAATTCTATCTGAGACATGGTAGGAATATAAATCATTTTATCCCAAACTATCAATCCTCTACATCCTTTATCCCATAAAAAGGGGAAATAATTACCACCCCATATAATCTGATTTTTAGATACTCTAAATAATTCAACAAAGTATTTGTCAGAGGGGATTTCATTATCCCATGTATGATTTTTCCATCTTGAAGATGTATTTTTTAAACTACCTCCATTTGTTGTTTTATTTCCCAATCCATAAGGGGGATCAACAATAGCTAAATCAAAATAATTATCTTTATAATCTTTCATCATATCCATACAATTTGCATTAATGATTTTAAGATTTTTATATTGATATTCTTTCATTTCTTAATCCATTTGCCCCCACTATTGGGATTGTATATATATTCCCACCCGTTAGCTTTTAATTTTTTTTCGTATTCTTTTTTTGATTCCATATTCATTTTTTTATATAAGAATTCGTCAAAATAGTCTGGAATTTTGTTTTTATCTTTATTAAATCCATTGTTCACCCATCTTTTTAGTCTTAAAGTTAACGACCAAGTTCTCTCAAGTTCAAATCTCATTTTACTTCCTGACTTATTTAACTCTGACCAGTACAGAAAAAAGTTTTCTAAATCTTCCTTATCAAAATCTTTGTGGGAGTATACCGAATTTTTAAATTCGTGTATTCTATCTTTTATTTTACTTTTACTTTTACTACTACTAATACTATTACTAATACTAATACTAGCATTACTGTCGCTTTGCGTTTGCTTTGCGTTCGCATTACTCCACCTTTTAGCAGCACTTTCTTTAGCTTTATTAGACTTTGTATTTATATCTTCTATATGGTTATTTAATCGCTTGGAATAGAAACAACCATCTTCTAATACAAATAAATCAAAATCTTCTATTACCTGCTTTAATATATTAGCATCACATTGTAAACTAAATGCCAATGGCTCATAATCATCTATACAAAGTTTATTTTCTTCGTTAAATAATAATTCTAATAATGCCCAAAATATACCGTAAGATTGTATTCCTAATTTGCTTCTCATTTTAATTATTTTATAATCTTGAAAGCTAGTTGATTCGTGTAAAAAATATGTTTTTTTCATAATTGATAAATATAAAAGATAATGCCCGTACTACAAAAAAATAAGATATATAGAAAAAAACAAGTAAAAGTAATACAGGCATTATCGGGATTATTAAAATGGTGGTTCGTTAGATTCTTCTACATAAGAACCTTCTACTATTAATTCTTTAATCATTAAAGTATTGTAAAACTTGTTTTTAAATTCATTACTTCTAATATAAAAATTAATTTTGACTATAATATCTTCAACTAATTTTTTTGAACCTTCTACTGCATCTATACTTTCTTGTCCAAAAATTTCAAATTGATGTATATGATTAAATCCTGTATCTAATTCTTCTATTGTAATTAGTTTCTTAACAAAATCCCCCTTTTGAGTATTTATATTTATTGTTTCAGTTTTTTTAATTTTTCCTCTTATTTTATACATAGTTATTTATTTATTAATTATTACTTCTTTTAAAAGCATCTGCTTCATCTTCACCGAATACATTATTTTGATAAAACCCTGCCAACTTTAAACAAGCTCTACTCATTGCTCTTTTTTCTGCCATAGCAACAGGATAAGAATTTTGATTATTATTAGGTGCAGCTTCTCCAAATGTTTCTATTACTTTATCGCCCATTTTAGCTGTTGCTTTGATTATAACACATTTAGCATCTAAAGAGTTATAAATTAAATTGTAGCTTATTTCTATATTATTAGATGCTTGTATTTTATCAATACCACTTCTAGTAATTATAGTATAGAATTTGTGTTTAAAATAATCTTCTTCTGTTAAATTATTTTCCACGAATAATCTATTTAAGATTTCTTGTTTTGTTTCTTGCATAATTATTTTTTTAAGGTTATAAATTCAGTTAATTCAATGTTAAGATAGCTGCATAAATTATCAGCTTCTTTTAGTTTAAAATCTCCTGTTGATTTTAATTTAGTTAGCATTGTAGGATAAGACATTCCTAGAGCTTCTGCTAACTCTACTTTAGTTACCTTATGTCTATCCATAGCATAAGATATTATATTTTGCCTTCTCTTGTTTAAATCCATATTATTAATTTTAAAATTGATACTAATATAAAATATATTTTGATACATTAGTAAAAACAGTATCGCCATTATCTTTTTTAAATCTTGTAGGAACTTTAACATTATTAGATTCTATTACATACCCTTCTTTTCTTAATCTAAAGATAGTATCTGCTAGTCTAGTATTACCTAAATCTCTAATAGCTTCTAAAGAGGTTATACTGCCAAATTCTTTTAAATAATTTAACGTTCTTGTTTTATGTGTTGCTTTCATATTTTATTTATTAAATACACCTATAACTTTAAAAGTAGATTCATCCTGATATAGGTGTTCCAAAAATGAATCTAATTGTTTATCTGTTCCTTTGAAATTAATATATCCATATCCTGACTGAATATCTGATATTTCTTTTTCTCCAAAATAAGGATCATTAACTATTCTATTATATTCTCCTTTACCTTGTATTATAAACTCTTTTAACATTATAAAGTATGTTTAGTTATTAATTCATTATTAGCCATTTGCTTAATAATTTCATTAAGGTTATTAATTCTTGATTTACTTGTGTGTATTGTATCAGTCCAATCTCTTACATCTTGTGTGCTTCCTGCACCATTTAATTTTTCGTAAAAAAATTGTATTGATTCTTTTTCTTGATTAATAAATCTCTCTAATATCGTAATTGATATTGCTAATTGGTCTGTTGTAAATTCTATATTTTTATATACTTTTTTCATAATACTTGTTTGTTTTAATTAATAATTTGTTTTAATTATTTATAAATTTACATTGTCCTGCTAACATATTCATTCTATGTTCAGCACTTATATAATTTTTCATTTCTTGTAATGTATTTGCCGTAAAGTCCATTTGATAACATATCCAAACATTCATTAAGGTATCATAGCAAATATCTATTTTTTTATAAGTTTGGTATTTTGTAAATCTGTTTTCCATATAACAAATATATATTAAATTTTCTTAATATCTACTATAAATATAAAAAAACTTTTACAAATTCTGCAATTAACAGATATAAGGCTAATAAAAAAAAATTGATATTTTGTGTTGAATTGTTTAAAAAAGAGTCAAAAAAGGTGTATATGTCGAACACAATTCAGATTGTGGAGATGACATTTAATACAATCTGCATATACACCCTAATTGATAGAGTTTATTTAATGCGTTTAATCAACTTCTTAAAATCTTCTCGCATAGTTTTTATATCATAGACTTTCTTATTGTCTTTGTCATAGCTATAATATGCACCGAGTTTAAGTAGTTCACTATATATGTGATTTTCTTTACTCATAATTCCATTAATAAATTTACGGGTAATTTTCCATTATTCAAAATGACTGCACACCCAATAGCAGGTTTCTTTCCGTGTTTGGCATAGGCAAAGCTGTATTCTGAAAAGTTTATTCCCGTACCAACTTGGCATCCGAATACTCTAAAATTTTGACCTACATAATGTTCTGTATAGGCTTGTGTATGTAGATGACCTTGTACGGTATTCATCATATCGGCACGGCACTTTGTTCTAGCTGTTCCACCTTCTCCGTGTAAATACTGAACACCATCTTTTACATATCTTTCTACAAAATCCCAATTTGGTACTTCTAAAACTTCTTTATATGATTTGATCCATTTGCTTGGTATAGCAGATGTCTGTGCTTTTCTCATAACCATTCTATCGTGGTTTCCTATTATTACTGTTGCTTTCGGAAAAGCCTTATACCACCTAGATATTCTTTGTATGGCATATTCTAATTCATCAGCACCCCCCATACCATCAGCACTAGTTTCGTGGTAACTAGCGTAATGATTATCGATTACATCACCTATAAACACGACTTCGGTACAGTCAAAGTCATCATATTTAGATATGCAAAATTCCAGATATTTGTCTAGTGAAAATGGTTCGTGTAAATCACCGATAACAAGAACGTTATCTAAACCACTACTTTCAGATTGGCGTAAATTATGTATTAAGTCTTTTTCTGACTTTGTTAATCTTAACCTATATTCTTTTAATTGTTTTATTTCTTTTTAATTTTTTCAACACTTCTTCCTGCAAAGTATGCAGAATACACCACCATTAATAAAGTTTGATAGACAGGAATGTATGCAGCATTAATTTTAAACTGTCCTATATTCCCATCAAAAAATGATATTAACACAAATACCATTGTCAAAAAAGCTAATGTCAAAGGTCTAATATTTGCAGGTAACCACCCTGCTTTAGTGTCTGCTTCCCATCTTCTAGTAACTTGTTCCTGTGCTTGACTTTCAGCTTTAGCTATTATTTCTTGCAAGTTATTTTTTAATTGCTCTCTTTCTGCATCTGTGGTAACAACATTATCCACAATCTTATTAACAGAATCTAAAAAATTACCACCTAATAATTTGCCTAACAATTTCATATTGAATTGTATTTTATTTTTGGTCTATATTTTGTTTTGTTTTTTTCATCTTTATAAGCTACCAAAACTTGTCGTCTATTATCAACCACCTTCCAACTTAAATGAATCCAATCAGGTTTAGTAGGGTCTTGGTTTTGTGTGGCATCTCCAAACTCTAATATACATTGGTCAAAGTCTAAATCTAAATCTATTAAGGCTTGATATATCATTAGATTATCCATTTTACCCCTCTTAACAAATTGTAAATCTACTGCTTCATATCTACAATGTTGTGAATTAGAAGATGAGCCTATAGCTTCAGAAAGTTGAGGTGACCTATAGCCACTCGTAATTCTCAATGGAGCTGATAATCGTTCCCGTATCGGCTGCAGGAGTTCGGTGGCTAATAAGGTCAATTTTAAAATACCCTCTTTAGAAGGTTTATTATCTATTCCTAGTCGCATAGCAGTATTCGACCTAGTAAATTCAGATAAAAGAAATGATTTAGATAAACGCATAATTATTCAAATTTAGCAAGATGAACTTTGTCTACAGCTTGTTGTATTTCATTTTTAGTTGCATCTAGCTGTAACATTATATTAGCCTGAAATCTAGTTATCTCTATATTATTATCAAAAATAATAACAGTTGGCACAGACATAATACTATGCTTTTCCTGTAAATCAGCATTATGGCAAATAACAATGGTTGATGTTTGACAATCTTTTAAAGTTGAAATATCATAATTATTTTCCTTATTCCATTCACTATTAAAATGAACAACTGATACTTGAGAATAGCTTATTAAAAAAAATAAACTACTTATTAATGTTGTATAACCTTTCATCAATTTTATCAATTTTGTTTTCAATCTTATTTAATTGCTCTTGCTGTGTTTTTAATTGTGTTCCATTATTAAGTATAGTTTGCCGTATTAAAGCATCTTTCAGTTCAAATTCTTTTTCACTAATAGGCATTTTAGGTAGTGTTTTAGCTACCTCAATTTCTGCTGTTAAAGTATAATAAGTAGCAGATAAAGATATAATACCACCTACAATTAAGATAATTGTTTTTAAATCTAAAGTAAATTCTGAACCTTCATTTATTTTCATTTGTCACAAAGTTTATTACATTTATTACTAGACACCTTTTCTACACCACTAATTCCAAAACAACCTAACACAACCCACACAAAGGAATCGTATATGAACTCATTGATGATTAGGTCTTTGCCTACCCACCCTGTAAGTAAATCAGCTATCATTATTAAACACATTATTAAAAAAGCTATAGAACCAATTATAGCTTTCTCATTCCATTCGTTATTATCTTTAAATATATTCATTATAATTTATATTTTATTTTTCCATTTTTTATGTATACTCCTTCAGGTTTTCTTATTACTTTACCATTAAGGTCATATAATAAACCTGTATTTTTTGATTCGTTTACTAATTCTTGTATTGTTATATTACAAGGTAAACCTGTTACACAGTCAATATATTCTATTGTAAAAATATCTTGAAATTGTATTATTGTGTCTATTAGAGTTATGTATTCAGTTACATATACTGTATCGCAAATTGGTGGAGGTGGTAAACATTCTTCTATTGGTGTAGGAACTGCATCTGCTTCATCACTTGCATCTGTACAGTCTGCCCACCCATCATTTAAGTAATATAATCCACCTTCTCCATTAGGAACACAACCATTTGGTGAATACTGTGTCCAATTAGCAGGGTCATCACCACAAAAGAAACCATTTTGTTCTGCACATTCTATACATAATTGTTGAAAATCATACCCTTGTGAAAAGGATAAAGAAAAAATAAAGAATAATTTTATTAAATTTTTCATAGCTAATAGATTAAATAATTAAAACCAAATTTACATTGATATATGCTTTTACCCCAATACTTTAAATGTGTTCCTTCTACAAACACTCCTAAATGCTTGTTTATTCTAACACCTAATATACCTCCTGCATCCCATTCTAAGCGTTTTAAGGCACTTTCTTCATATTCATAAGAGAATCTATCTAAACCATAGTGAAAAGGCATTAGATTACCCCAAATGTGAAGCCAAAAATTAGGATTGTATTTATAGTATTCTGCACCTACAACTAAACTAATTTCTTTTACCATTCCTATTTTCTCTAATTCTCTAGTGTTAAAATCAGCTATAGCTTGACCAAAATAGTGTTTATAGAATTCATCATTTGATGTAGCTAGTAATTCACCATCTTTAAACCAATGCCAACCACCATTTACATACTCACTAGAATATCCAAAATCTTCTGCTAGTTGTGGAAAAGATTGTTCGCCCTGCACCCAAATATCTCTAATAGGTACTATGCCGTATGGATTATGTATTCTAAATACACCACCTATAGTAAAGTCAAAATCATTTTTAGTAATACGTAATCTAGTATCAAAAGAATTATATTTTAAATCTACTCTTTGATTATCAGTATATTGTACTTTAGTTACGAATCTATTTCCCAAGTATCGAAGCCAAAAATTCTGTTCAGTATATAAATCACCACGACTACGGATAAACGAATAATTAAAAACATACTCAAAATTGGTAGCATTACCAATAGTAGAATTGTCTGAAATAGCTTTTTCATTTCCATAATACCAAGTTTTTACTTTATATTCATAATCAAATCGTGCAATTTTTCGGATGCCTATAGTTAAATTATAATCGTATGGATTAATTTCTGTAACATCTTCATATCCTTTAGCAATAGATATATAATCTTCATCTTCTACCATACTAGTATTTATACTCATTGATGTATAAATAGTAGAGTATTTAAAAAAGTCTATTTGACCAAAAGATATAAAAGGTAATAATAAAAGTAATAATCTCATCATTATATAATTTTAGTATAGCAATAAGTCACATAAACATCCATAGACCACCCACCATTAAATGCTCCACTAGACCAAATAACCAAAGGAGAATTTATTGTTGATCCCTCTTTTGTTCCACCTCCTGCAGAACGCCCTCCAAATACAAAAGTAGTATCAGTTGAAAGTCCTCCCATAAACCTAGAACTATTATCCCAATATTTAACATCAGATGAATCATCATATCCTATATATAAATTTTTGTTTGAGCTTTCTGTAGAAGCTGCATAAGTACATAAACATGTAACACTAATTGGAGTAATCATATAACCACTTAAAGCACCTACTAATATTTTTTCGTTATTGTGCAAATCTATTACTTCAGCATTAGATACTGAAATCTTATCTGTTTGAATAACAAATTTTGAATCTATTTTTTTAGTTGTTCCCTCTGCTGATCCTGTTGTGTCGTTTACATCAACAATCATATACAAGTCACCACTACCTGTCTGTTGGTCTAATGCTGTCTTGTCGGTTAATCTTTGTCCTGCCATTGTTTAATTTTTTAATATAATTTTTTAGCTTCTTAAAATTTTCCAAACTACTTGGATATGTTCTTCTCTTAACACCCATAGATAGTAATATCTGCACCTTGTAAAAAACTTTTTAATCTATTACTTCTAGGTACGTTAGTATCTAAATTTATTCCTGCATAGTAATTATTTACAGTAGGGTCTAAATCAGAACCTTGATTGCTAGAGTATTCAGGAAATGAACTTGTATTATTTCTTAAATAGTCAATACATCTTTGTCTGTAAAATTCTGCTGCATCTTTTGCTCTATCCATAATAGGCTGTAAATCTTCATAAGTAGCACTAGATGACTGTTCAGTAGCACCCATTACTACAATAGCATTATTAACGAATCTTAATCGCATAAATGGTGCTAATTCTGCAAAGCTAAACTGAACTAATGCAGGTTGGATATATGTTTCTACTAATGTTTTATAAGCACCTGCTAATGAACCTGCTTGTATTTCTGTCTTTATTTTAGCATCTAAATCAGTTCCAAGAATAGGTAATATATACATATCTTGTGCTAATAGTATATAGGGCATTATAAGGTTATCATCTACTGAACCTCCTAATGCTGTATCTTTCTTTAGGCGTGTAGCCGAAATCATTAATGTATGTTGTATCGCCATATTTTATTTTATTTTACTCCCGGATAATGTCCTTGATTTGGCATATTTTCAGGTGCGGTTACTGCATCTTTTATTCCTTTTGGTTTTGGTGTATAAGTTTTAGGTATACTATCTGTCTTTTTATAATCATCTAAACTTTGACCTTCTCTTAATTCTGTTCCATCTTTTAATCTATATAGAATCACCTTCCAAGCGTGTCTACAATAAACACCACCTTTAAATCTAAACAAATCATAAGCTCTACCCTTATGTCCTAATTGCCTGTTTACACCTTCTCTACTAGCTTTATCTATATCTTCTATTCTATATACAAATCCTGCTCTAGCTAATGTCATCATATTTTTGCAGAATGTTCTAGTAGATTTACTTGGCTTTCTGCTTTTTTTAATATACTTAAATCTAACTCTATAGAAGGATTTATCTAAATAACTAAAAGCATCTTCTTTGCTTCTTATTTCATCTGCAAACTCTTTTTTAGTATGTTCTTTAATTAAAGATTTTGCCCATTCTTCATAATCTTCTACATAATCTTGTTCATCTACAATTTCCCATTTTTCAGCATCTATTTTTTCTCCTTTAAGATTATCTAATAATTCATTAAATTGTTCATCAGATAAATCATCTCTAACATTTTCTATTTCTTTAACTTTTTTTTTTGCCCAAGATTGACCTGCATCACCTCCCCATAATGCCCAAGCTATTCTACCTGCACTAGGAAAACCTTCTTCACCGGGATTAAATCCTTCTGCTTTCTTGTCTACTTCGTGTCTAGCAAAAAAACTATTCATTCTTTTAATCGTATCAAAAGATAAATTATCACCATTTTTAATATTAGTTGCTCTAGCTACTGCCACCTGTGTTCCACCTCTATCGTGTTCTCTACGCCATTCTAAACCCTTTTCTGCTTCTTCTACCATTCCTTTAGTTGGTTTAGTATCTATATCTTGTAAGTCTTTAAATTCTTCTCTTAAATCTTCACTTTCTATATCTTCATTTGTAACACCTTCTTTTTCTTGGTCTTCTTCTGATTGTGTTTTAGTAACTTCTAAATCAATGAAATCAGCAGGTTTAAGCGTTTTAAAGTACAAATCAAGGTTTATATCATTTACTCTAAATATCTTGTCTAAACCCTTTAAAAGCGTGTTTTGGAAGGGAATCACTACAGTATTGTTAAATAAACTGTAAGCATCTCGTAATTCATCAGCATTATTACCTAAACCACCACCTTCTGAACGAATACCAAATAATATAGGACTTGTAACTCTATGCCCTGCTAGAATTTGATTTACGGCTTGTTTGCTCATTCCTTCCCAAGCTGATTGAGCATCATTCATTTGGATAGGTTCTATTACAGGTGCTGTTTCTTTACCATCATTAAAAGTAATAAGTATTTTACCTGCATTACCACTACCTGCAAATTTTTGATTCAGTTGTCTTTCTATAGTTCTTCTTTCTTCTTCTGTAGGTACTCCATTAGAAAAACCAACGTGCATAGAAGGTGTCATTCCTGAAGTTATATTAGATAAATGAAATTGAGCAATCTCCAATTCCATTTGAATCCAATCTGTAGCAGCTACATAATCAGGTGCAAATCCATAAAATAAAGCAGGGTTTTTATCTCTAATCATTAGAATCTGACTTGCTTGAGTTCTATCTTCTGTGTTAAATGCTTTGTATGGTCTAGGTTTGTATTCTGCTTTTCTTACTTTAGACCAATCTGCACTATAATAATATGTATCTATTTCACCATCTACCATTTTACCACTTCTTATATATTGTGCAGGAATATGATGTATTTTAGCAATCTTGCTTCTATCTCTTGACCATATAACATTAACATAACAACCTCCAAAGAGTTTTAAGTCCATCGCTAGGTCTTTTAACACATCATCATCAGAATTGTGTAATAGTTCCGTTAATCTTAAAAAAGATTCTTTTGTGGCATCTGATTCATCTGCATTAGTTGCAGCTAAACCTTCTCCATAAATCATAGCACCTATTGACTTAATTAAAGCACCATTAATAGCACTTCCTAAAAATAACTCCAATAAATAATTGGGATATAAATTATCTTCACCAAAACTGATCCAATCATTTTTAGAATCTTCTATTAAATGTGGGATATTATAATGCGATAATTTTACTAAATCTAAATTCATAATTATATTGTTATATAAACGCTTTCTGTATCAGAATCGTTAGTTGTATATTCTTTATAATCAACAGGTGGTGTATCTGCTCCTGTAGTTGCATTTTGCGATATTAAGTTCATTAAACCCTTATAAACAACCTTTAAACCTGAAGTATCTGTATTTGTGTTGCTTGTGTTTTCATATATAACAACATCATAAAAACCTAAAGGAAAATTAGTTGTTCCTAATTGTATAAAGCCTGTAGCCAAATCTTGAGCATCTATATCCCAAGTTGTTACTGTTACCATATAAACATACCTTTCTTTATTCGTATAAACTGTGCTTGGTAAATATGTAATAGATTTTTTTGTAAATTGACTTGTAATAGTCCATAAAGACCTAAATTCATCAGTAGAAGCATAAAAATCATATAAATTTAAATACGTTACATTTGCTTTAAGATGACTACCACCTGATTTAGAAGGAACTACAAATTGTATCATAATTTAGTAAAATATGTATTAAAAAAATCTGAACACTGTTCTTTTAATTGTTCTAGTTGCTCTTGACTATAAGAGTGTAAAAAAGTGTCTTTATATTTATCTTTTAACTCTATCATTTTTCTTTTTAGGTTTTTCTTCTATAAATAAAGCATCTCTAACACTTTCATTAAGTTTAAGTATTTGAGCTTGTGTTAATTCTTCTAGTGGTATTCTAATAGAATCTACCCTTTTGCCTTCCCATTCTTTTTTAAGTTTATACGCCATACTATTTTATTATAAATATAAAAGATAGTTATTTGTTTTTTAGTGTACAAAAAAAGGGGTAAAAATACCCCCTTTTTACATTTATTTGAGCAAAATACTAAGGTGTGTTAATAGTAATAGCTGCAACATCTGAAAGTTGGTCAAATGGTGCTTTTGCTACTCCTATTCCGCCAGATGGAACAACCTGAATTAAAGCGTCTTTTTCTTCAGCTACCCACTCTATAGTATATCCAGCCATATCTCCTTTAGCAGCTCCTGTTACTACAGTTCCGCCTGATACAGTACAGCCGTTATCTATACCTAGTAGAAAACAATTATTATTAGAGTCTTCTACAAATATCTGACTTCTACTATAAGACATTAACCTCAATTCATTAGTAGTATCGTGGTCTATCTTTTGTAGTGTTGCTGATAGTGTTTGAGTAAAGAAAGCCGTACCAGTAGCAACATCTGAGTTTACATTAACTGTCATACTAGACAAATTAGGCACTAGGTCGTACTGGTGAACAGTAACAACACCAGTATCAGCGCTACTCCAGTTAGCAAATCCTGCTGTAGTCATTTCTGTTTCAGTAATTACAGCATTTTTTGATATATTATTAGCGTAAGCCTTGACAAAAAACAGCCTTTTTAAGCCTCCTATTTGGTCCTTGCAGTCTATTCCTCTTGCTCTTGTTAAATTACAAGCCATATTATTATTATTAAAGGGTTAATAAAAGGGAGGTATTTTACAACCTCCCATTTAAGTATTTTTAGAATGTGCAACCAACAACTCCGTCAGTTCCAATTCCTGATTGAACACCAAGTCCAAAGTTCATTACAACTCTAACATTATCCCCACCATCATATTGATAAGTTGGTATAATAATAGCTTCAGTCATATCCGTTCCTAAGTTAGAACCTACTACTAAATTATCAGTATAAGTTGCAACTATGGCATCATCTGGCATACCGGGGCATCTGTAAATTGGATGACCTAAATAGCTTAATGTATCAGGATTAAGTGTTAAACCTAATGAATTTATACCTTGTCCATTTCCTGTTCCTGCTAAAAATTGTGCATAGAAGCTAAACATTTTGTTGTTCATATAGAAACCAAAACCTTGCTTAAATTCTAAACCGGGATGAGTTCCTGTTACACTTGCATAAACAGTTGCTAAAGCATCATCTATATTAGCTGCTGTAGTTGCTGCACCTGCATTCATTGTTACTTGTGTAAAGTCAGCACAAGCTGAAGCATTAAGACCTAATTGGTCAAATACACCATCATCAGATAAGAATCCTGCACCCATAATATTGTTTGCATCTGCAACCCAAATACCATTTTCTATTTGTGCAGCTGCTTGACCTGCTACAACTTGTAATAGAAAATCTTCAAATGATTGTGGAAGTCCACCATTTTGTGTCATATTTTTTCCAACCCAAGTAGGATAAAGTGTTTTTCTGCAAACCTCACGATTCACTTTTAAATCAGTTACAGTAAGTACTCTTTCACCTAGTGTAGTAGTACCTGCATCATTAAATGCACAACCTGCTGCTACAATAGGATCAGTAGTTACTAAACTGCTAATCACTGCTTTACTTGTTAAACCATCCATTTGTCTTACATATCCTTTTGCGATAGTATCATTTGATTTGACCGCAGCCGTTACATAAGGCAAGGCTTGTTCACCTGCATAAGTAGTAGCAGGATTTACAGAGATGTCAAAATCTCTTTTTTTACTAATGTTCGTTGGAACATATTTATTGTTTGCCATATTTAAATTATTTATTGTTAATATAATACGCTGCCCTTTCACTCGCTGAAAGTTTAGCCAAATCAATAGTTGAATTAAAATTTTCGCCTTCAGGATTGTATTTAATACCTTCCGTTGCAGGTTCGCCACTTAATTCTACTATTTTACCTTTAAGTTCTTCTACTTGTGTCATAAGTTCACCTATTACCTCTGAACTCATTTCAGTTTTTTCTTCTTCAGAATCTTCTTTAGTTTCTTCAGATAATTCAGCAGATGCTTCTTCTTTATCAGCTTTTAAATCTGCTACAGCATCTTCAAGATTTTTGATTCTTATTTCCATACCTTTCCAATCAGCTACATCAGCTTCTTCAGCTAATTCTTCTTCTTTAGATTCTTCAGATACTTCTTCTGACATTTCTTCTTCAGATGCTTCAACATCTTCAGCTTCTTTTTCTTCACCTAGGTCTAGGATTTCAGATTTATCGCCAATAGTCATTTTACTTCCATTTTGCATTGTATAAGATCCCGATTCTAATGCTTCTGCATTTCCATCATCAGATACCGCAAAGACTTTAGAACCAATCATAAATTGCTCATCTTCTGTAGCAATTACACGACCATCTTCTAAAACCATTTCAGCGTAGAATTTTACGCCATAAGATTTAGCTTCATTTTTCATTTTTAAGATATTTAAAATTTTTTCTAGTGTTCCCATAACATTAATATATATAAAGGTGTTTAATT